CGATGCGACTGGCGATCTGCATTATCGTAACGCAAGCGGTGTGTTCACGCGGCTGGGCATCGGATCAGCGGCACAGGTGTTGACAGTGACGGGTGGCTTGCCTTCGTGGGCGGCGGCTAGTGGCGGCGACGCACTTGTCGCAAATCCGCTAAGTCAGTTTGCTGCAACCACGTCTGCACAACTTGCTGGAGTCATAAGCAACGAGACGGGCAGCGGGGCGTTAGTTTTCGCAACTGCGCCGACTTTCGGTGGACTAATTACGGTCAACGGTGTGGCGGTGATAACTTCACAGGCGATTTCGGATATTCCCGTTGCGATTGCAGCATTTGCGAGCCAAACAGCTAATTTATTTGAGACACGAAATTCTAGTGCAGCGGTAAAAGCCCGTATAACCGCAGCAGGTTCGTTTTCAAATACCGTCGCCGCTTCCACCTCGGAAGTGTTTGGCGCATTGGCTGGAATGAACATGACTGGCCTCCGCAACACTGCGGTTGGATACGCTGCTTTGCAAACGATGGTCGCAGGTTATGACAATGTTGCGATTGGCCAATCCGCCTCGAATGCCAACACGTCGAACAATAATTCAACTACCGCAATTGGAAATTATGCAGCCACTACAGCAGTGTGCAGTGCTTACACAGTCGTAGGGAACGCGGCTGGAGCTAACCGAGCCGACATAACAGGTTGTTGCCTATTTGGCGACAACGCAAATACCAGTGCCACCGGAATCGCGAACACAATTGCAATAGGACGTGCTGCCAGTGCCACTGCCACAGCGCAGTTTATTGCAGGTTCTTCATTGTATCCTGCGTCAGACATCTATTTTGGCAAAGGCGTCACAAACGCAACGCCGACAACATGGGTCGCTAATGGCACTGGGGGATCAGGTACGAACATATCTGGTGGCTCAGTCACTATTGCCGGTGGGCGTGGAACAGGGACAGGTCTCGGTGGCTCTATCACTTTGCAGGTCGCGGCGGCAGGAGTTTCAGGATCGTCACTGAATACACTTGTGAGCATTATTACGATTGCATCCACTGGATTGATCTCGTATCCCACCACCGTTACAGCAGGTGGGACAACTGGTGCCCAAACGATCAATAAGATATCTGGTACTGTGAATTTTGCAGCAGCAGCGACATCGCTGGTGGTTACCAATTCGTTAGTCTCAACAACGTCACTTGTCTTTGCAGTGGTACGAACAAACGATGCGACGGCGACGATTAAGAATGTAGTGCCAGCAGCAGGATCTTTTACCATCACACTTGACGCAGCAGCGACAGCCGAAACATCAGTTGGATTTTATGTGATAAACTAAGGGAATCAAATGTTATTAATGACGATCACGACATCCGAACCAGACGCGGCAAGAATGGCAACAGCCTACGGAGAAAAATTACAGCTAGGCAGGAATGCAACAGATCGCGAAATTAAGGATGCGATAGTGTCGTACATCGTTGAAATTGTGAGAGAGTACGAAAAAAACTTAGCGATTCAATCGGCGGTTATTTTGGCCTCTGATAGTGTCACAACGATTACGCCAACGTACTAAACCAGAAGGTGGATAATAATGGCCACACAAACAATCGAATTCCGAAGCCCACCATCGCAGACAATCACGGCGAAACTATTTGCTGTCGGCAGCGATACGCAGGTTGCGTCAGTCAGCACAACGGAGGCAACGAATCGCAAAGGCACATACGCTGGAGCGTACACAGACGTTCCTGCTGGCGAGTATGAGTTGATTGCGTTGGTCAGCACAACGCCGGTTGCTCGGTGGTTCGTCACGCTGACATTGACGACGGCGACGTTTCAAGTTTACGACAAAAGTCAAACGGTGCTGATGGTGGCTGATGTTGTCAACGCCTCGGCGCTGGCAGCGGATGCTGTCACAGAGATCCAGAGCGGTCTGGCTATTGCCGCAACAGCCCTATCAACGACACAGTGGACGAACACACTTGCGGCGAATATCGGCACGACAAATACGACGGTTGCCATAGGTATTGATGCGACTATTAGCAGCAGATTAGCCTCGGCCAGTTACACAGCCCCATCCAACCTGACAGCGGCACAGATTGCAACGGGTGTTTGGCAGGATGCAACTGCCGGGGACTTTACAACCGCATCCTCAGTCGGCAAGTCTCTGTACAACGCTTTCACGGCAGGCACATCCGTGTTCACAGTTGCTGCATTGGCCAATGCGCCATCAGGTGGTGGTGGTGGTGGTGATCCGTGGGCAACAGTGGAACCCGGATCATACATTGCCGGAACATTTGGATATCTGCTGTCCACACAAATAGCAGACAAAACAGATCTGATAGGCAACGCTTCTGCTATCACATCGTTGTTGGCAGCAGCGGTATTGGAACCGGGGACAATTACTTCCTTCCCCGAAACACTTACCATTGGGGATTCTTACACTACAGCCAATGGTAGGAGTATTCAAATCCCAATTGTTGACACTGATGGGACACCAATATCAGTCACAGGCACCCTGTACTTTGCTGATGCTATTGCCACATTTACCATCAAACGTAATGGCGAAACAGACACATCCCGCACGATATCTGGGACTGCCACATTCACAGACCCACCCGGAACTGGTACAGGTGATGAGGCCCCATACGCCACCATTGAATTATTACCTTCAGAAACCATTAAAGGGTTGATAGGATATAAATACTCAGGTGTACTTACTTTCACATGGACAGGAACAGGATCTGATGAAGATGAGGTAATGTCATTTGAGACAGACACCATTCTTTTTGACAACTAAACAAAGCAGAACCCCCACTCATGCTTGACCTTGAATTGGAAATTGACCCAGCTTCTTCTTACATCCATGGACCCAGTAGACTCAAGATACCAGAGACTTTGTATGAGAAAGGAAAATTGGTTGGCTGGCAATGGCAGGAAGTTGTTACCACCACTTTCCTAAAAGGCATCCCACTCTACGATCCATTCACTTCTGCTAAAGGATATTACTTCGATACAGAGGAGTGGGACAGGATTGTAGCATTCATCACCAATGAATGTTTTTACCCGGAAGCAGAAAATACAGGACTGCCGTTTATCCCTGAGCAATGGCAATCACGAATTTATGCCAACTTGTTCTGTTGGAAAGAAGAAGGGACCAACTACCGAAGGTTCCGAGAATGCTTCATATATGTGCCGCGAAAAAATGGCAAGTTATTGGATCTAAATTGTCCTATCCCCACAGTTTCTGGATGGAGAACTATGGGAACACTTCGGGATACAGATGTACTGTTCGACAAAGATGGGAATCAATGTGGCATCAGTTACCTTCACCAACCAGTGCAGAATCCAAAATCATTTGATGTCAAGTTCTCTAATGGTGAAACAGTAAAAGCATGTGCAGATCATCAATGGTATATTCATTCCAGACTTCAACATCCAAAACACAATAGTAAAGGATCACCAACACTAAATAGTATTGGTAATGATTTATATGAAGGTGTATGGACTACACAAGAATTATTTGATCGTGGTGTGGATAGTGGTTGCGGTAAATCATTTTGTGTGCCAATGCACAACGGGATTATTTGCGAGACTGCTAAACTTCCAATTGATCCTTATTTGCTAGGCTATTGGTTGGGGGATGGTGCTTCAGCCAGTGGGAGCATAACAATTGGAGATCAGGATATTGATCAGTGTGAAATTGTGTTCTCTCACAAACATATCCCTAGGAATTACTTAAGATCATCCATCAGTCAAAGACTGTCGCTACTTCAAGGATTGATGGATTCAGACGGCACGATAAGTAAACGTGGAACAGATATTTCATTTATAAACAAAGATGAAAAACTAATTGACAATGTTGCGGAATTGTTGGCATCACTAGGGTTAAAATACTCAAAACGTACTATCCATAAATCATGCCAAACAGGAGTTGTTGGTACGTACTTCCAACTTCAATTCATGGCGTTCAAAGATACCCATCCAGTATTCCGACTACAAAGGAAATTAGACAGACAGAAACTGACAGCATCAACAGGACGATCAAGAAACTGCCACATTGTTTCTATCACTCCTTGTAAGTCCGAACCAATGCGGTGTATCACAGTGGATTCCCCATCAGGCACATACCTGTTTGGGAACACCATGTTGCCTACACATAACACGACAGCCTTCGGAGCAGTCCTATCCCTGATTATGTTTTTTATAGATAGTGAAAAGAGAGCACAAAACTTTTGTTGTGCTGCGGACATTGAACAGGCATCGCTCAACTTTCGTCATTGTCAGTACATCATTGAAACCAACCCACGATTGTTGTCACGACTACGAGACAAAAAAGTATTTCGTTCCACACGATCATTTGAACACACTGATGGGTCTGTATTCAAAGTCCTATCTTCAATTGCCGATACCAAGCATGGACTATCTCCCAACTTTGTGTATGTGGATGAAGTACATGCTCATGCCAACAGCGACCTTATTGATGTTATGGTTACAGGAACTGGTGCCCGCAGACAACCACTTATTGTGTACACCACCACTGCTGACTTTGATCGGCCTTCCGTCTGCAACAACCTGTATGAGAAAGCCAAAGCCATTGCCACAGACAAGCAATGGGAACCCACATTTCTTCCAGTAATCTATGAAGCCCAACTTTCAGATGATTTTCGATCAGAGCAAGTATGGCGTAAAGCCAATCCCAACTTCGGCGTTTCCATTACTGAAGATTACTTCCAGAGACTGGTTCGTAATGCTGAAAATAACCCCAATGAACTGAATAGGTTTCTTCGTCTACATTTGAATGTCCGTACCAAAACTGAAACAGCATGGATACCTCAACACATTTGGGCCAATGGTAATGCTGATCCAGAAACTCCATTGCTCTCTATCGTAGCCATTCGAAAGTGGATTGAAGAACACTCCCTATGGCACAACATTGCTTTGTCGGACAAGTGGCATTCATCAGCATCTTTGGATGTGTACATTGGCAGGTTCCAATTGTACTGGTCATGGTACATCAAACAGATTGAATTTCTGAAGGATGAAGAATGCTACGCTGGCTATGACAATGCCACAGTTAAAGATATAGCTGCTCTCAATCTTTGGTTCCCACGCTATGGAATTATGTTGCATTGGGGATGGGTACCTGCCCAATCCATTTACCAACGAAGTATGGAACAAAACCTCCCTTACAATATATGGTGGGAAGCTGGACTCATTAACAGTACATCCCCACAAGAAACAGTAGATGAAAACCTTATCTTGTCGGCAATGATAGGCGAAAAAGGAAACAAGCAAAAAGGTATTTTCACCCACTTCAGAGGGCTAAGAGAAGTCTGTTTTGACCGTTGGGGTGCCCACCACATCTTCACCAGTCTTAAACAGTATGGCCTCCCTGCTCGTGCATACCCTCAAAGTTTTGCGGGTATGAATGAACCATGCAGAAGGATGGAAGCACTATCGCTAGATCATCAACTGTTCCATGGTGGCCACCCTGTCTTAGACTGGATGATTGGAAATGTGGTGATTGTCCAATCTCGTGATGGACAAGTCAGACCCGATAGATCAAAATCAATAAATAAGATAGACGGCATAGTTGCTGGACTTATGGCAATAGGTTCTTACCTATACCCTGAAGTAGAAACAATCTCTGAAATCAGAGGACTTAAATAATGTTTGGATGGCCACGCAAATCACCTGAAGCCACTATCAAAAAATCAGCGGTAAAGAACCTGTTCGACATGGTGATGAACAGTGGTTCTACTTTGACATGGCAGAACTTATTTGGAGTGATCAACCATGAACAGATGTACTCAAGTCAGAGTTCCAATGCTCTTAAACTGTCCGCTGTAAAATGTGCTTTGGACATTTACACAGGCATGATTGGGGGTGTCCCACGTCGCATGTACGCTCTTGAACCCGGTTCACAGAGTAAAACCCGTGTAGTGGCCACCACAGAGCATCCTGCGTCACGTCTGTTTTCTCATTATTTCCACCCAGAACTGTCAGCAGATGAAGCACTTCTACAGATCATTTATGATGTGCTGATGGATGGCAACTGCTACTACATCCGTGAGAAGGACCAACAAGGCCGCACAGCACGCCTCTACTACATCCATCCTTCAAGGATTCCACCAGCCAACATCTACCGTGCAACAGGTCAAGAGAAGTTGGCTACAGGCAGATTGGCCACCAAAGGAGAATTGGTTTACCGAATTGATGCAGGGCTATCTTCTCGTGATATGAATTCCGAATACGTACTGCTATGCCGTGATGACATTGTTCACTTCAAAGGCAAGGTACTGGACTCTGAGTATCATCGTGGTCAGGGTTTTATTTCCAACTCAAAGATATCATTGGAGTTGTACAAAGCATCTGAAGAATTTGGATGGAGATTTTATTCTCGTGGGATAGCCACGCAGATGTTCCTGACCACTGAAAACAGATTGGCACCCGAAGTTCTCAGTCGCATTGAAGCCAATTTTAACGAAGACCCCAACGCGCCACTTGAAGACATCTTCAAAACTCGTGTACTTGAACAAGGGCTGAAACCAGTCCACATGGGTATCCCATTCCAACATCTCCAATTTATTGAGACCCGTGCATTCTCTGTAGAAGACGTGTCACGGGGCTTTAATGTCCCACCAGTGCTTCTACACTCATACATGGGAACCCAAGCAGGATCTGCTGATTTAAGCCAAGCTGTGGCATTATTTATTCAGACTGGGATGGGGCCATTTATAAGCCGCATCTGTAGTCAATTCAGAACGGAGTTACTCCCACTCCCATCACAGATGCTATTCAGCTTTGAATTTGAACTGCTGTATCTGTACCGCAGTGTCATTGACAAGTTTACCACATCTCTCCGCAACCTATTCGAGATAGGCATGATAGATCGTCAGTACGCTGCCAACTTGCTGGGTATGCACATTGACCCCAATGATCCCGCCAACAACCTGCGTTATGTGCCGGTCAACTTGATGACTGTAGACCACAGCCTCAACCTTCAAAAACAAGCAGAACAATCCAACGAACTCCAACGCAAAGAGATTGACACATTTGTTGGTGCCGCCGACATGGCACAGATGCAAGCTGACAATGCCGCCAAAGCCATGGATCAGCAAGCAGCCCACACTTCCGCAGCAGCCCAAGACAAACTTAACCAAGCCCCAGATAAGAACACCATTGACAAACGATTACGACCAGCAGCCAATAAAGCATTCATAAACGTCATCAATGGGCTGAAGCAATATGAAACACGAGTGTTGGAACAGAAGCAACAATCCCGTCCCGATGATTTTGAAGCGTCTCGTACAGAGTTCTATGCCGCCAATGGTAAATTTTACACCATGCTGGGTGATCAACTATCATCTTGGAATGATGTAATCACCATCAACTCAATGACCATGTCCACACTTCGTGAGCAATGGATAACCAATGCGTCCTGTCCTGAAGGGATTGAAAATGGAATCACTTGTATTGAATCGTAAAGCACTCCCATCAGGCCAACTGTTAGAGTGCCGCTTGGCCTTCAACCAAGCCAAAGAACTTGAAATTTATGATGTAATAGCCCCTTACAAGTTCTACGAAGGTGACACCGCTGTAACTGTAGGCGACGTGACTAACTTTCTCTCAGAAGCCCCCCAGGGGGATCTGACTGTACGAATCAATTCATCGGGTGGTGAAGTTGGTTCTGCACTGGCCATCTACAACAGATTACTGGAACACCCCGGTAAAGTAACCACTGTTGTAGATGGTTACGCATTCTCGTCTGCTGGCTGGCTGGCATTGGCTGGTACTGATCGGCAGATATGCAATGGTGGATTGTTCATGATGCACAACCCCTACATGTACGCACGCATTGATTCTCTCAAGGAGGTAGCCAATGCTCAGGCCCGTTGGGAATCACACAGAGATTCCATAGTTGACATCTTCGCTGCCCGGACTCCTGTTGCCAGAGAAACCATCATCAACATGATGGAAGCTGAGACCTACCTATCAGCTTCCGAATCTGTGGACAAAGGGTTCTTTCACTCTGTACGGAATGCCCGTCCCGACACCGCCATGTTGAACTGTTTATCTATCCCAGAAACAGTCAAAGACAAGTATACTGCGGATAACACTGAAATGGATGCCATGCGGCTTCAACTCAGAATGCGAAATATCAAGAGTAAGTTCTTGAAATAAATAGTAAGTAGTTGACAGTACACACCACTTCAATTACTTTCATTTGAATGATTCTGCTAACGCAACGCTCATAATCAGAATCAACAACCATTCAACACAAAACCCATTAGTATAGGAACCCAACCATGGCAACCCATGCCCAGTCAATTGAACTGTGTTTCAATGACACCCCAGTGAAGAATGCCGATGTCCCAACCATGACGGCTAATCAACTTCAGGATGAACGTACTCGGCTGATTACCATCACTGATGTGTTTGACACCAAAGGTGACAAGATCACACGAGAAGAATTGACACAATACAAGGACGCTGTAGATCGTCTTGAATCTGTACAGAATGCTGTCAGTTCCACTCAAGTAGGGTTGGCTGAACGGCGTGCCGCATTGCTGGCAACCAGTCGTATTGCCAATGCTTCCAACGGGATGCTGGACTTGTCTCGTGGCATCACTTCCCGCCCATTGTGGGAAGACGACAAAGAAAAGTTTGGGTTTCACAACCAGCAGGAATACTTGGGGGCAGTCATCAATGCCTACAAGAATAAGAGCAACCCTGATGTCATTGATGTTCGCTTAAAAGCAAGTGTGATGAACGCCATTGGCTCTGATGAATTTAGTAAGGCCAATTGGGAATCCGCAGGGATGACTGTTCCACGGGGGTTCATCAACACCATCATGCAGTTGGAACCTGAAGCTGATCTATTGACTGGTGGTGCCACTCGAATCCCAATGTCAGCACCCATCGTAGATATTCCTGCTCGTGTGGACAAAGACCATCGCACATCGGTGACTGGTGGGTTCCGTATTTACCGTGGCAAAGAAACAACAGCACCAACACTGTCAACTTCAGCCATGGAAATGATTTCCCTCAAAGCACACGAGTTGAATGGTGCTGCTGCTGCAACCAACCAGTTGATGGCTGACAGTCCAATCTCCATCGCCGCTTTGATTGACAATGGGCTTCGACAGGAAGCGCGTTCATACCGTATGGAAGAATTCCTATACGGCAATGGTATCGGTCGTCCTTTGGGATGCCTACACGCCAACAACTTGTCCCGTCTTCAAGTTCTACGAGAAAATGGCCAGTCCACTTCTCAAATTATAACGGGCCTAAATGTACTCAAAATGCGGCAACGTGTTTGGGGTTACAGCAACGCTTTATGGGTGGCATCCCTTGACTTGTACCCAAACATTGTGCAGCTATGTTTGGAATCACCAAACAACGCTGGCATTGTTAAACTGTTTCATGCAGCAGATGGTGCAGACAATTACGATACCCTTCTGGGTCGTCCCATCATCTGGACAGAGTACATGGATGGTATCGCCAGCGGTGACGGGAATGTCATCAGTGAATGGAATGACAATTTCTTTGCTTGTGTCAATCCTTCGCAGATCCTCTTTGGTGAACGTGAGACAGGCACTTTAAGCCGATCTATCCATGTCCGATTCCTCGAACGTGAAGAAGTGTTCTTGTTCACATCGTTCGATGATGCCCGACCATGGTGGACTTCAGTAATGACACCAAACCGTGGATCTCTGACAATGTCACCATTTGTAGTGTTGTCAACAACTACTGCATAATGAACCCCGACTACTCTGTCCGCTTTCAGAGTAGTCACCAAGGTGGGAGGTTACCTAACGGGCCTCCCACCTTTCTTACGCTTCCAACTACCATTCAATAAAGGTTTTATAAATGGCTACTCAAAAGTTCACCACTCTGTCATCCGAATTGTTTGTAAAGGCACTGGGAACAGTGACCCTCACAACAATTGCCAATGCCCATGTAATTTCAGTCCCATTTAGTCGTGCCATGCTGGTGTGTACCAACGCAGACTTGTCTGCTGCCATGACTGTGACTGTCACTGGCAATACTTTG